ACTCGCAGCCCAATCCGCAGCCGAATCCGCAGCCGAATCCGCAGCCGAATCCGCAGCCGAATACGCAGCCGAACGCGCAGCCGAATCCGCAGCCGAATCCGCAGCTTCAATCTTTTTCTGTGCCGCTTGCAGAAGCGCAAGCGACGTGATGACCTTCAGCTTTCGCAACGCGGTTGCATGCTCGCCCAGCCCCGCAACGTCAAGAAACGCCGGAAGGAACGTGCGTACTGTCCAGTCAATCGCCATGTAACCACGGCGGCTCTCCGCGCGCTTGCTTTTGCTGGCTCCCACAAACAGCGGAAGCACCGGGCGCAAAAGCCTTGCGCGTTCTTCTGCCGTCTGTAACGCATCGTTCCATGCGCGCCCCGCTGCCGCCAAAGATGCCGGGACATTGGGTGGGTTGTCGCTGTGCTTCTGTTTCGTTACCTTTGCCACTGCTTCGAGCGCGCAATACTCGCCTTGCGCTTCTGTGTGCGCACCGCTCGCTAGCGGAATGTCACACAGCGCCGCCGCGATTGCCGCAACGTCTTCTACCTTTCTTTCCATATAGTTGCCTCTCTGCCGTTTGGGTGTGCGCGAGACTTGGGACTCGCGCTGTGCATTAGACGCCGGGGTGTAGCGTCTTGCCTCAGCATCCGCTAGCTTAGGCACTCCCGGCGTTCCCTCTGCGCTATGTCACTCGCGAACCGTCAACAGTGCCGCTCTCTTTGGAGTGTCGCCTAGGGAACCTAGGCCGGAAGCGATACCGCGAGTACATAGCCCTTCAAAATCTCTCTTGAAGTGACCGAACACTGACCGTTCGGAGCGGGGCGCCTGAGTGGAGAGCGGCGACAGCCAGATACCTTGCAAGTGCCGTGCCACAGTTTCAAAGCATCGTTTTAGCCCGTGGTATTGCATTCTGCCCAGTTACTTCGGTTTATCTTCGTTCCGCATTGTGCGAGGATCGTTGCGTTTTACCTAAACCGTACAAACCCCGAAAGGCAGGTAGCCAGATCGACACTACTCGTAAGTATTGGTAAGCATTTGGTAAATGTCATGTTTTTGTTATGTCATTGGTATATAAGCACTTGTAAGTAATGTAAGTATGTAAGTAATGTTTGTTATTCTATTCTATATCTACTACTAAAGGAGTACACACTACTTGTACTGAACGCCGGGGCTGGGGGACGTAGGATAGCGGATGTGAACCGGGAAAAACGCTTGTATGCTTGCAAGTCATTGCGGCATATAGAGATAATACTTACGGATACGTTTGCGAGCATACTTACGATACTTACGAGCTACCGAAAGGAACCCGAACCAGCTATATTACGCCTTCTATATAGTGCGCTGCACTAAAGCGCATCCAAATTAGCCAATGAAGCCCATACGGGCAGTTTGGCAACGTGAGTTAGCTAACTGGCAGTATGGGACTTAGGACGATGGCAAAGGGAAATAAGATGTTTGGAAAGGTGAAGGGCGCTGAAGTGCCAGCCGCCACGGTAAAGAGCGTAACCAAGGCGCCAGTAATGGGAAAGACGGCAAAGCCCAACATCGGGGGCGGTAAGTTTGTTCATGCTCGCCCAGAAGGCAGCGCGCATGCTCCGGGTGGCGTTGGTATCAAGCCGCTTCCGTTTGCGCATTCAAGCTCGCACAACTAGACCGAACGATGGCAAAGCCGCTAATCAAGCCCAGCCATCGTGGGCTACTCCACAAAGAGCTAGGCGTCAAGCAGGATCGGAAGATTGGTGCGGCCAAGCTGAACGCGGCTGAAGCTCGCGCAAAGCGCACGCACAATACCGCGCTGGAAAAGCGGGTAGTGTTCGCCAAGAACTTTGGACACAAGGAAGCAGGACACGAACCGCTCCCGGTTGAGCATTCAAGCAAACACCACTAACCGAACGAACGCCGAAACCGTAGCACCCGAATAAATACCGAATCAGGGGCTACGGTCGATTGGCCCGCAATCACGCTAGGATCGCTTCTAATCGACTGCGGCCTTTTCGGGCGGTTAGGGTACGCAAAAACGGACAGTTTTAACTAAGTCAGTGTAAATACACGACTTAGTATTCCGAACATCCTAACACGTTCGGGCCTCTAATCGCCTCCTAGGCGTTTGGGTGCATCTACGGCGGTTACTGTGGGGGTTGGATGGCAGGACAGCCAAAGCGCCGGACAATCATAGCTGAACTAGAGCGGCGAACGCGCGCCCGGTTTGACGAGAATGAAGGCGAGGGACGAACGATCCTAGACTATGTAGTTGATTGGATCGAAAGCGGCGGCACACTTATTGCACTCGCGAAAGAGCTAGAAGCGAAGCTGAGGATACCGATAGAGCGCGCGGTTATCCCTAACCTGCTGCGCAATATGTTCGGGGACACTGAGAGCGACACACGGCTAGCAAACGCACGTACCCGCGCGTCTCATGTACTGGCAGAGGAAAGCGTTACGCTGCTAGATGAACCCGCCGACAACATGGTAGACGTGACTCGCGCGCGGGACCGCTCTAAGTCCCGGCAGTGGCTAGCTTCGACGTGGAACCGCGACACCTACGGTAGCACGAAGGGCAACAACGTGACTATCTCTATTGGTAGCTTGCACTTAGACGCACTGCGAGCGCGCCAAGCTGCACCAGCGATGACAGCTAGTGCCGCTACTAGTGTAACGATGCTGCCGACTGCCAAAGCATCCAACGAAACCACGGTCGCACCTGAAGATGTGCAAGTGATTGAGCACTAATCACTTAGCAATCTGACTGCGTATAATATACATTATGTAAACCTGAGTGAGTTGGCACGATACTTGCAAAGGTTCGGGGTCTGTTTGTCAGGGAAAGGAGGACGAAGAAAAACCGAACCCCCCCTGAAATCCTAGGCTCTCCCCGGCGTTTGCCACCGGGGGGGGATAGCTACACGGCTGACAATCCGCTATATTACGGCGTCAGGAAAAATTTTCCCTCCATACACGGGTAGCCCTCCCCCGAAAAAATTTTGGGCATTCTGGTTAGCAGGGCGCGCGGCGGTTGTAGACCACACCCAAAAGATCGCGTCTCCCACCGCCCCTGCTAATCTGCCTCTCGGGGCCACCCCGTCGATCCGGACACCGGAACAGAGAAGGAAATCGAAATGTCGTTGCGTGCCTATTTTACCGATACCATCAAAATTGCGGAGGCGCACTTCACCCGCGCCGCCAACACGACCGCCTATACAGCTGGGCAGGTCATTTCCGATGGTGCGACTACCCACATGATGAAGTTCGCGAATGCTTCGCGGGCATCCGGCTACGGTGCCGGTCGCGGCGGGTACATTACCAAAGTGCGTATCTTTACGGACAACAAGAGTTGGACTGGCAAGATGCGGCTTTACCTGTACAACCTGAATGAGACCGGCGTGAGCATCCCCGCCGATGCTGCCCTGATGACCACAATCTACGCCGACCGCGCTGCGCGCCTCGGTTACATCGACGTTGGCACAATGGCAAATGACGACTCCGGTGCCAATTCTACTGGTGCCTACGTCGAAGCTGCCCTTCCACAGCCCTTTGCCTATGAGGTAGCCGCAACGGTCCAGCCGAACGGCGATGATGCCATCTACGGGGTTCTGGTGGTCGAGAATGGTGCCACGCCGACCTCTGGGCAGAACTTTAGCGTCGAGTTGACCTTCCACCGCGCCTAAATGCTGATTGATTATCTTCCGTTGCTCTACCCGTGGTCAAACGCGAGCGGCAGTGGCGGCGTTGTAGCACCTAGTCTTGACGTGATAAATTCAACGTCTCAGCCGAGTCAGGATACTTCGTCTGCGGCGGGTGGTGATCCCATCACAATCACAGGAAATCACCTAAACGATGCCTCAACTACAGTCACGGTAGGGGGCACGTCCGCTAGTATCACCGCAAAATCGCTAAATAGCCTGACGTTTACGGCCCCGGCAAAAACAGCAAATGCGGGTTACGATATTGTGGTAGCCAACAGCAAGGGCAGTGCAACACTGACTGCTGCGCTGGAATATCTGCCCGCGTCCACCACAATTATTAGCGAGGCTCTACCAGAAGAAGGCTCTTTCGGGGCTTTTGCCGCAAACCCAAGTCTGCAAGGTGTTACTGCCGTGGTGCGACCCGCCGCTGCATGGCGCGGAAGTCACGCGGTACAGTGCAGTTCGACGGTGACGGGAACAGATGTGACCGGGGTACAACTAAACTCCGCACCGTTTTCTGTATCAGGTACAAACGGCATTTACACGGATGCGGTATACACGCTTCCTAGTGCTACAATTGCAAATGTCACGGCCCAAATAAAACTACACCTTACCCGTGTCGGGAATGTCGAACCGGGCGGCTATATTTTTGGCCCCGGGACAGATTACCCCGGTGGCGGGTTGACTACGCTAAATACGCAGATTGACTTCGCCCCGCTCTCGTTGCTTGAAGCGACGGGCATCCCTTTTGGAGACGGGGTGTTTGTGCGCATAACAACGTGGTATTTCTGGGACGGTACAAACGGTCATATGCGCCTGTGGGTGAATGGCAAGAAGCGTCCCGGCAGTTCGTTTACTGGCACTACGGCCCTTAGCAACAGTAGTGGCTTCTCACTCGCACTCGGCATGAACTACTGCAAGTTGCCTGCTGGTCCAATTGCGAGTATCCTCGGGCGGGCATGGGTGGGTGACGGATTTCCAGTTCAACCCGCCGCAATCGCTCCGGTTACGACTCCGGCTGCAAAAGCGTTTAGTTCGTCTGCCACACTAACAGTCAATACACCAACGTCTGTTACTACAATTGCTTCAGCCGTTCCAGCGGGAGCGTATATGCGTGTCGGACTACGCATTGGTGGTGGCGGCGCGGTCACGGTTGTTTATAACAACGGCACAACGAATACAGCGCTAAAACCAATCGGCACTTCTGGAATAGTTTCTCCGGGCGGCAATCAGGCGTATGTATTTGCGGCGAAAAATGTACTTGCTGCGGGCGCAGGAGTCGGGACTATCACGGTCACGAACGCCGATAGCAATACAATTCGCGGTGCGTATCTGATCGAAACTGGCCCGGATGCTGTTTCCCCTTACGATGTTGGGAATGTGAATCCAACCCAGATCGGAACGGGTACCACGGGTGACTCTGGAAGCTTCACCGGAAGCGGCAATAATCAGTTCTCAGCATTCTTTGTAATGACCGATGGCGATGGGTCAGCAAACGGCTACGCAGCTACCGGCTTTACTGTTGTTTCTGCCGATATCCGTACTGCGTGGGCTTATAGGAATGATGCGACCCCGACTACAGTTCGCTATCAGCCTTCTTTGAGCGCAAGTGTAGGATGGGTAGTTGTCGGCTGGGCTACTCAATAAAATGATCTACCCAATCACCCCCGCCGCCGCTGGCGTCATTCGTGATAGTCACTATGCCTTCTCAAACCAGACACAGGGGTTTGAGAAGTGTGTGCTGCTCGAAGGCGGCAGTACCAACTTGGCACTCGGGTCAAACCTGTTCGGAGACGGAACATATTGGCAAAATCCAAACCACTTCGTTCTGACCCCAGCGCCGAGTATAGTCGCGGGGCAAACAGCTACTCGGCATCTTAACAATGGAGATAGTAGCGGTTTGAATTTCCGTGCGCAGACGGTAGGTACTTTTGTAAACGGACAGACCGATACGTTCTACGTGATTGTAGAGAATGATCCGACGATGCCTGCTACTACAATGCGTATGGGCATCTACGATACGAGTGGCGGGGGTGGTCCGGTAAATTCAATTGATTTTAACTGGGCTACACACGTCACTACAAACGCGAGTGGTGGCGGTCTTCATGGTGCAGTTCAGCTAGACGATACGCGGTGGCTTGTCTGGGCAAATGCCACTGGCAACCCATCTGGTATTGGCGGCGGGGGAAACCCACGCGAAGTCTTCGTATATCCGTCTGGTAGTTTTGTGAATGGTCAAGCGGCCATTCTGCATCACGCGCAACTTGAACCCAACCAATCCCTACCCACTAGTCCGATTATTACCGTCGGCACGCCCAAGAACCGTAACCCCGATTCATTGACATTCCCCGCCACCCCGACACTGCCACTAACGCTATATATTCGGTTTATTAATCTTGGTACTACAGAAGTTGGCGCATTCAATGGGCACATTATAGGACTCGGACGAGGCGCGTCGATAGCAAACACCTTCCTGATTATCTCGGGTGGGCTAGGCGAAATTGCTGCGCGTTTCTATAACCACGCAACTACGACAACCACCGAACAGTCAGGCCGCATTGCTACATTTAATGATGTAGTAGAAATTCGCGCCACCCTTGATACAACCGGCATTCCAACACTGGGTATTTCTATCAATGGAGACGCCGAAACCGTTTCAACAGTGAGCGGCATTACTCCGGACCCTACTTGGACCCAGAATATCTTGACTCTTACCGTCAACGGCGATGGTACGTCCAATGCTGGATTTCATGGTCTGACGCACGTTCACATCGAACAGGGCATTCAGACGATGGATTACATGCGCGCCAAGGCGAGAGCCTAATTGCCGACCCAGAATCCGTTTGAGCAGTTCCTAGACCTCTACGCCAACGCTTGCGCGCGTTTCGTAGAAGATGTTCTCGGCATGGACGGCAACGATGCGCTGCACACCATTGATGACGACCAGCGCGCTCTGATGGACGCGGTGTCACGCGGGGAGCGGCGTATTTCCGTGCGATCAGGCCACGGAGTCGGCAAGACGACCGTACTCGCGTGGATCATCGTCTGGCATATTGTCTGTAAGTTCCCGCAGAAGACTGTCTCCACGGCACCGACGAGCGGACAACTCTTCGACGCTCTTGCCGCCGAGACTGTGACGTGGATGAAGAAGTTGCCACCCGACTTGTTCAAACTCTTTGAAATCAAGACGGATAGCATTTCGCTTATCTCCGCGCCGGAAGAGTCGTTCATTGCGTTTAAGACCAGCCGCCCCGAGACGCCGGAAGCACTGGCCGGTGTTCACTCGCCGGGTTGGGTGTTGCTGATTGGCGACGAAGCCAGCGGTATTCCGGAAGCCGTGTATGAAGCGGCATCTGGTTCCATGTCGGGGCACAACGCCTGCACGATTCTCGCCGGGAACCCGGTTAGAACGAGCGGTCTATTCTTTGACACGCACAATAAGCTGAAGGATATGTGGTTCACGATGCATATTTCGTGCGTCGGCCACCCGCGCATTTCTCCGGACTTCATCGAAGACATGCGCCGTCGCTACGGCGAGGATTCAAACGCCTTCCGTGTGCGCGTACTGGGCGAATTCCCCAAGGCGGAAGATGACCGGGTAATCCCCTACGAGTTGCTTCAGATGGCGCTAATGCGCGATGTGCAAGCGAACTCCGCGCGCCCCGTGTGGGGCGTGGACGTAGCCGGTGCGGGACAGGACAAGTCGGCGCTGGCGAAGCGCAAAGGCAACGTGCTTCAGGAGCGCGTGCGCACTTGGGCCGGACTGGACACGATGCAGTTGGTGGGGCAGATCAAGATTGAGTGGGACATGGCGCGTGATTCAGAACGTCCGGAAGGAATCTACGTGGATGCGATTGGTCTTGGTGCGGGCGTTGCCTCGCGACTGCAAGAAATGGGACTGCCCGCGTTCGCGGTGAACGTTTCGGAGCTTCCGGCGCTGCGCCCACTCTACCGCAACTTGAAAGCCGAACTCTGGTTCTTGGGGCGCGAGTGGTTTTCGATGCGCGACTGCAATCTGAGTGGTGACACCGATCTTGCGGAGGAACTTGGGGCGGTCGGCTACAAGGCCGCAGAGTCCTCGGGCAAGATTGTCATTGAGAGCAAGGACCAGTTGCGCAAGCGCATGCCGTCGCCCGACCGCGCCGACGCTTTCATCTTGACCTTCGCCGCTCCCGCTTCGACAGCACTGTACGGAAACAAAGCCAGTAAGTCGTGGAACACTCCACTCAAACGGGAGATAAAGGGGATAGTGTAATACGTGAACGAGCAGGCCACTCGGTATCCGAAGTTGCCCTCAAAGATCATGGGGGCCGGTGGTATGATTAAGATTGTTCGCCAAGCTGAACTGACTTACGAAGGAAAAGCGTGCTGGGGACTCTGGGATGAATCAACCCGCACGATCACGATTGACTCTGGCGCTACGCCAGAACATGCACGAAGAGTGTTCTATCACGAAGTCGCCCACGCAATGCTGGCCGATTCGGGTATTGAGAATCTCTTCGATGATAACACAGTAGAAATGCTGTGTGACATGATTGCAACGGGCAGAATGCGCGAGCGGTTCGGCTAATGGCCTACGGGTATACAATGAGCAAGTCCGAGAGTCCGGCGATTCCCCCGGAGTCTCTTGGGCGTAAGGGCGAAGGCATCATGGACGACGAGGATTTCAACTCTATCGTCATGGAAGCCATGTCGCAGAGCGTCCAGTTTGTCGATACGGAACTGAGCTACGAGCGCGCTCGCGCCACAGAAATGTATCTCGGCAAGCCCTTCGGCAACGAGGAAGAGGGGCGCTCACAGGCGATTATGACGGAGCTTCGCGATGCGGTGTCTGGCGCTCTACCTTCGTTCCTACGTGTTCTTTTTGGGGCCGATCATGTCGTTGAGTTTGTCCCCAATAACGCTAAGGGAGTGGACGCAGCGGCACAAGCGACAGATTACGTTCGCTATGTGGTTGAAGAGCAGAATGCGGGTTTCTTGCAGGCGCTCTCGGTCATCAAAGACGGCCTGATTCGTAAGCTCGGCATTTACAAGTGGGTGTGGGACACGTCCGAAGACACCAAGGCGTATAAACTTCAGAACCTCACCAAAGAGCAGGTTGAAGACCTCGCCGCTGATGATGAAGTCGATCTGAAGGAAGTCAAGAAACTCCCGCCGACGAAGCAGGCGACTGCCGACTACGAAGCCGCGAAGACGCAGTTTGCCAACATGATGAAGCAGCACGCGGCTATGGCAGCACAGCCGCAGCAACCCGGAGCGCAAACGCCGCCCGCGCCGCAACCACCGCCGCCACCCATTCAACTACATGACGTTCAGCTTACGCGCACCATCAAAGGTGGTCGCGTCAAAATCTACACACTTCCTCCGGAAGAGTTTATCTTCAACCGCGAAGCGCGTAGCATCGACACCGCCCTTCTTGTGGCTCACCGCACGGATAAAACGCGCGGAGAGCTTATTGCTATGGGCGTTGACGAGGAAGATATCGACGAGTATGGCGGTATGGGCGGTGACGTTGATGTTACACTAAAGGCCAACGCTGAAGAAATCGCTCGTCGCGATGTTGCTGGTATCGGTCGCGTGGTCGGCTATGGCTTCACGCAAGACCCAGAAATGGGCGAAGCGAACCGCAAGATTCTCTACTGCGAAGCGTATATCACGATGGACTATGACGGCGACGGCATTGCGGAACTGCGCAAGGTCTGCACGCTCGGGCCGACATACTATCCGATCAAGAACGATCCGGTGTCAGAGCGTCCGTTCGCGATCTTCACGCCGGACCCGGAACCGCACGCACTGATTGGTGGTTCGTGGGGCGACCGCCTCATGGACATGCAGCGCATTACGTCGATGCTCGTTCGTGGTATGCTCGACTCGCTTTCGGCGTCGATCTTCCCGCGCACGGCCTATCTTGAAGGGCAGGCGAGCGTGGCGGACATTATGAACACTGCTGTCGGCGCTCCGATTCGCGAGCGCGTCAGTGGCGCGGTTCGCACGCTCGAAACGCCGTTCATCGGCAAGGAAGCGATGCCGGTCCTGAGTTTCATGCAGGATGTGATCGAACGCCGCACCGGACAGGAGAAGGGCGCGCAGGGGCTTGACGCCGATGCGCTTCAGTCTACCACGAAGGAAGGCGTCGGGGCTTCGCTGACCGCCGCGCAGGGGCAGACGGAAATGATGCTGCGCATCTTCGCGGAGAGCGCGTTCAAGCCGCTATTCCGTGGTATTCTGCGCCTCTTGATTGAGAATCAGCCGCGCGCCCAGATGGTGCGACTGCGCGGGCAGTGGACGGAAGTGAACCCGAAATCGTGGGACGCGGACATGGACGTGACGGTGAACATCGGTCTTGGGACCACGTTCATCGACAACAAGGTGTCGGCGCTGCTGGCCGTCGCGGCAGAGCAGAAGGATATTCTGACTACCTATGGACCAAACAATCCGATGGTCACGGTGGCGCAGTATCGCGACACGCTCGCGCAAATGCTAAAGTATCGCGGCCTCCCCAACGCCGACGCTTACTTCAAGCAGGTTGATCCGAACTGGCAACCGCCCGCGCCACCGTCCCCGCAGCCGACCCCAGAGCAGGTTCAGGCTCAGGCACAGATGCAGATTGAGAACATGAAGGCGACAAAAGACCTTGCGGTTAAGAAGGATCAGTTGGCGCTCGAAGAAAAGAAGATGGATTTGGACCATGCGTTTAAGCTTCGCGAACTCGCTGTGAACGCCGAGTTGAAGCGGTATGCTATCCATGCTCAGTTCCACATGGACTACACGCAGGCGAACATGGATGATGATGTGAAGCGCGAAATCGCTGAGACGGACGCGACGATTGCAGCGCACACCGCGATTGCGGCCCACGGCCTCGCGGCGGCAGGACAGGCCCACGATCAGGCTCTAGCCACGGTCGATCAGGCCCATAGTCATGCGATGGATCAGGCTCAGATGGAGCAGGACAATTCGAGTGACGATACCGGCGGTGACTCCACGGGAGCATAATGCCAGAAAAGAGCCATGAACAGAAGGTTGCAGATGGTTTGCGACTTGACAATTTCCTGAAAGACGAACTTATCGCCGGGATTATGACCAAACTGGAACGCAAGTTCTACGAGGAATTCAAGGCCAGCGATACCTCTGAGAAGCGCGTTAGAGCATGGGCCAAGGCCGCAGTGCTTGACGAATGGGAAAACGAATTTCGTATTGTTGGCGGTATTGCGGACGCGGCAAAGGTCGCTCTTGCAGCCGAAAGTAAGAAGCGGACTATCCGCTAAACGATCTACCCACTGGACAAATCGCCGTGGAGGCACTAAATTACCATGTCTGAAACCAGCCCCGAGTTGGGAATCACGTCCCCGGACAATTCCCTAGAGACGGCTGCTAAACGTATCGAAACCCTTATCTTTCCGACGAAAGCACCTAAGGCTTCCGAGACGCCCACTGAGAAAACTCCCGCTCCCGACCCCAAAACCTCGGTGAAAACCGAGACGGAGGAATCTCAGACCCCGGAGGAAACCGAGGAAACTCCTGACCCGGAGACTCCCGAAACCCCGGAACAGTCTGACGAAGAAGACGACGAACCCGCAGGTACGGTTCCGCCTCAGAAGTTCAAAGTCAAAGTTGGTGACGAGGAACTAGAGGTAACGGAAGACGACCTGAAGGGCGGCTATCTTCGCACGAAGGACTACACCCAAAAGACTCAGAAACTTGCAGAGGAACGCAAAACCTTTGAGGAAAAGGAAGTTGCTGAAGTCCGAAAGGAACGCGAGCTTTACGCTACGTACCTGAAGCAGTTGGAAGATGTTGTTCGCCCCGCGAAGGTTGACTGGGATAAACTTCGTTCAGAAGTCCCGGCTGACGTATTCGCGGCGGCGTGGGCAGATCACGACAGAGCGACTAAACAGGCGGACGCCGTTGCGGCGGAACGTGCTGCGGTCGATAAGAAGCGGTCTGAAGACCTCAATCAAGAGTTTGGCAAGTACGTCGAAGCCGAGAATGAGAAGTTGCTTACGGCGAAACCAGAGTGGCGCGACCCGGTTAAGGGTCGCGAAGGGCGCACAGAACTTGTGAATTACGCTCGGAAGCTTGGTTTCTCGGACAACGAAATCGGTTCGATTGTTGACCACCGCGTTCTGTTGGTTCTGGACAAAGCTCGCCAGTTGGACAAACAGGCGGAAGCGAAGCCAACGATTCAGAACAAGATCGACAAGGTTCTTGTTGAAGCAACCCCCGGCTCAACCCGGACTACAACTCCACAGAAGGGAACGAAGCTACAGCGCGCTAAGGCGCGGGTCGCGAAGTCTGGTAGCGTTGATGACGCTGCCGCTGCAATTGCACATTTGATCGACTAAACGATCAAACCATAGGAGAAAGGTATGACGATTATCGCCAATACCTTCCAGCAGTTTCAGGCAATCGGTGTAAGGGAAGACCTGTCGGACATTATCTACAATGTCGCTCCGACTGAGTGCCCTTTCCTTCAGAATGCCGCACGCGGGAAGGTTCAGAACACGTTTTTCGAGTGGCAGACGGATACGCTTGCGAGCGCCGTTACCACCAACCAGCAGATTGAAGGTGACGACATTTCGTCCTTCGATGCGGTGACGCCGACCGTTCGTCTGGGTAACTACACGAACATCGCGCGCAAGACGGTCATTATCTCGGACACCGAAGAGGTTGTCGATAAGGCCGGTCGTAAGTCGGAAATTTCCTACCAGCTTGCGAAGAAAGGTAAGGAACTGAAGCGCGACATGGAAACGGCCCTCACGGCCAATGTCGGCGCGTCCGCCGGTAGCACCAGCGCCGCGCGCGTCACGGGTTCGATTCTTGCGTTTATCAAGACGAACACCGACAAGGGTGCGGGTGGTTCCGACCCTTCGTACACCAGCACGCCGACTGGAACTCGTACTGATGGAACTCAGCGTTCGTTCACTGAGTCAATCCTTAAGAACGTGATTCAGCTTGCGTGGACGCAGGGCGGAAACCCGAAGACGCTGATGGTTGGCGCGCTCGGTAAGCAGGTTACTTCTGGATTCTCCGGTATTGCTGAGAAGATCATGCAGCAGACCTCGCCGGAAGTGACGGCAATCATCGGCGCTGCCGATGCGTATGTGTCGGACTTCGGCACTCTCGCCGTGGTTCCGAACCGTTTCATGCGTTCGCGCGACGGTCTCGTTCTCGACTGGGATTTCATTCAGGTTGATTACCTCCGTCCGTTCAAGCAGGAACCGCTTGCCAAGACCGGCGATGCTGAAAAGCGCATGCTGATTGTGGAATTCGGTCTCCGCGTGAAGAACGAGAAGGCGCTCGGCCTTGTGGCAGACCTCACGCCGTAAGCAGTGAAAATACCGTTTAGGATCAACATTTCGATTCCTACGGTTATCAAAGTGGTTCGGTGGGTGGTTGAACTTGTAAGCCCACCCACCAAACCGCTCGACCCACCGGATACACCACGGACCCAATAATGCACTTCCTCTTTATCGCAGCCGCGATTGCGCTGCCGTCTTTCATTCTTAGCCCGCTCCTGAGTCTCGTTCTCCCGGCGGTCGTCGGCGCGCTCGTTTCGCCTGTGTACGCTGCGGTGAAGCGTGCTTCGACGTTCGTTGACAATCTCGCTCCGCAGGTCCACGTTATTGTTCTCGCGGCGCTTTCGTTCGTCCTCCCGCAGCTTGGCAATCTTATCCCCGGCTTTCAGCCGACCAGCCTCGCAGGCATCGACACCACGGCGGTTCAGGCAGTTCTGACCTTTGTGGCCTCACAGGTTACGCACCTTCTGCTCTCGAAGCCTTCGACCCCCGCGCCGACCCCGGCCCCCGTCGCTAAGGTTTCCGCGCCCGCTACTCCGGTCGCGAAGTAACGCATGAGCAGGTCAGTTTCGGATGCTCGTCTGTTCGACTACGATGAACAGACGGGCACCGCTGAATACTTCCACTACAACCCGGACGACGATTCTTTCGTCATCCAGACACAGACGGATATTCAGCCGATCCTAGAACTCAACCACGAACGCTTCAAGGCTTCGCATGGCTTTAAGGGTGAGTGGAATCACGTTGCGACGATACCGGACGTGGTTGTACAGCAACTCAAAGCAGACGGCATCTACGATGACCCCGACCGCATGAAGGTCTGGCTCAATGCCTCTGAGAACCGGATGTTCAGAACGCGCCCCGGTCGCATCTAATGCCAGCATTGCTCAACGCGAGCGGCGAGAAACAGTACAAAGTCACGATTGCCATTCCAGCGCAAGATCAAGTCGCCACCGGGTTCGCACTTGACCTTGCGTTGCTCGTTGCGGACGTGGCGAAGAATCATCCCAACATCGCTTTTCGCACGTCTGTCGTTCGCGGCACATATCTGCCGCAGCAACGCATGACGTTGGTGAAGGAAGCGATCCAGTCGGGATCAACGCACATTTTGTGGATCGACAGCGACATGCGTTTCCCCAAGGACAGTTTGATCCGACTGCTGGATCGCGACCTAAAGATCGTCGGGGCGAACTATCCAATGCGCCGCACGCCGATCCTGCCGACCGCAACTGACCTTAAAGGTATGCCCGCATTCATGGACGAAACGGATGGCGGCGTACTCGAAGTTGCGCATATCGGCTTCGGACTTCTATTGGTCGATGTAGACGTGTTCCGCAACATGCCCGCTCCGTGGTTCGCGCTTGGTTTTAGCGCCAAGTTTGAAGACTACGAGGGCGAAGACGTGTTCTTCTGCCGTAAGGCTCGCACCGCCGGAATTCCCACCTTTGTTGATCTAGACCTGTCGAAAGAAATTGGGCATCTGGGCGAATTCACCTACAAGTACCAGCACGCGAACGTGATTCGCGAAGCATGGAAAGAACAGAACGGCGGGGACGTATAAATGCTGACCAATTACGGAGAGCTTCAAGCGTCGATTGCGGACTGGCTTAACCGCGCCGATCTGGTTGCGCAGATTCCAGACTTCATCGCACTAGCGGAAGCCAAGATGAAGCGGAAACTGCGCCGCACTAGCGTCCGCACGACTATCACGATTAGTTCCGACACCACCGCGCCCCCGGCGGACATGGTTGAACTGCGCTCCATTCGGCTCATTACGGGACAGCCGGACTTGGACCGACCCCTGACGCTTGTTTCGCCCGAAGTGCTGGCAGAAATGCGTGCGATGCAGGGAAACGCTATCGGACGCCCACGCTGGGTGTCCATGATCGCAGGCCAGATCGTCGTGACACAGCCGCCCGATGCCACCTACACCGCCGAAATCATATACTTTCAGTCGCTCATTCCGCTGTCCAACACGAACACGACCAACATCGTGCTCACCGCCGCCCCGGACGCCTATCTCTTTGGCGCACTGCTCGCGGCCTCGGTGTTCTTGGAACACGACGAGCGCATTCCGGTTTGGCAGACGGGCTTTGACAATGCAATTGATGAACTGAACGATGTGCGCGACCGCGAAGAGTATAACGCAAGCGTGCGCGGTATCCGGCTTCCCGTGGTGTTTCAGTAATGCCAGATCAAATCTTCACGCTCGGTGAGCACAACGCGGCTATTCGTGACCTTCTGGTAGGGCAGAAGGCCATGCAGGATGACATAACCGAAATCAAGGAGAGTCTCGCAGAGCGGCGTGGCGAGCGCCGTGCGATTTTGTGGCTCGGTGGCACCATAAGTACCGTTATAAGCTTCGTAGTAACAGCGATTGCGGCGCTCGTTGCGCGAAAGCACTAATGCAGCTTACGCTTCAGCGCGACGACCAGAACGCGATTCGCACGCTCGGGACGCTCGGGCAGTGGCAGACTCTAGAACTGCCGTGGGAAAACAACGTGAAAGACAAATCGTGCATCCCCGCCGGAACCTATCTCTGTGAACTGCGCTTTTCGCCAGTACACAACATGAAGTTGTTCTGGATCACGGGCGTCAAAGATCGCGAAGACGTTGAGATTCACTGGGGCAATTTCGCACGCGATACAAAGGGGTGCGTACTGCTCGGTATGTCGCGCGAGAACAACGCGATTGACAACTCGCACACTGCCTTTAATCAGTTCATGGAGAGTCTTCAGACCGTCTCGACATTCATCTTGCAGATTGTGGACCCCGTAAAGTAAATGCCCGACATGAAGCTGGTTCCTTTGAAATTGCCCCCCGGCTACGCTAACAACGGCACCGTCTACCAGACGAAAGGCCGTTGGCACAGCGGTAATCTGGTGCGTTTCTTTCAGGGCAACATTCAGCCTGTCGGTGGTTGGCTCCCGCGCACGCTCTCGGGTGCGTCGATAGTTGGCACGCCAAGTGCTGCGATTGCTTGGACGCCAGATACAGGCACCGTAGCTCAGACACCTATTCTCGCGATTGCCACTACATCAAATTTGTACGTGGTTGTGAGTGGAGTCGTACATGATATTACGCCTGCTGGCTTTCCTTCTAATAACGCCGCGCGCACTTGGACGCTTGATGTATTCGGCTCCTATCTTGTCGCCCAACCAATTGTAGAGGGTGATTTTTCGATCAATATACATTTGTATGTCTGGACGGGTGATGTGACCGCAGCCGCCGTTGCAGCCTCTGGCGCACCCCCCGCCGGACGTGCTGTTGTTACGACGCCGGAACGGTTCCTTGTTCAGATTGGCGGCTACGATCCGAACGGGGTGTATGATCCGGTTACTCCGACCAACACGCCACCGCTTTCGCGCACGGTGTACTGGGCCAGTCAGGAAACTACCGATACGTGGATTCCCGCTGTCACCAACTCAGCCGGATCGTTTCCGCTCGCTACAGAAGGTGCGGGTATGGCCGGGGCGCGCATTCGCGGCGGTACGTTGATTTGGACCAACGTAGACTTGCATCTGATGACGTACATCGGCGGCATCCTGCTCTACAGCTTCAATAAGGTTGGAGATGAATGCGGCATAATTAGTAGCCGTGCAGCGGTGACGCTCGACTCTGTGGCGATGTGGATGGGACAGAATGGGTTCTTCCAGTACAACGGCTATACGACTCCGCTGCCATGTGAAGTGCAGGACTACGTGTTTGGGAACATCAATATGTCCCTAGCGCGGAAAATCTGGGCGCTCTCGAATCCGGCGTACCACGAAGTAACGTGGTTCTACCCCAGTGCCACAGCGACCGAAATTGATAGCTACGTGACTTACAACTATATTGAAAACCATTGGGTCTTCGGGTCACTTTCGCGCACTTGTGGCGTGCCAATTGAACTCCCCGGCACGGTGCCGGTTCTCGTTGACGCCAACGGCGTTGTCTACGATCACGAAACGGGCACCAGCCGTAGCGGCTCGCCAACACCCTTTGTCGAAAGCGGCCCCGCCGAAATCGGTGATGGCGATACGCTAATGAACATCGAACGTCTTGTTCCAGATGAAGATAATCTGGGAGACGTGCTACTCACTGTGTATGCGCAGAATCGCCCGATGGGCGCACAGACAACGCACGGGCCATTCATTATGAAGAACGAACCCGCCAATGTTCGCGTTAAGGCGCGACAGGTTCGGCTTCGCTTCTCGCAGTATGACCCGTCGCTTCTGCTTGGGCCGACAGTTCTCTTTCACTACTCGCTCGGTGATGCTATGACGCAGGCAACGTACACGCGCAACAGTGTGGCAAACTTCAGTTCTGATGGTGCGGGTACAGTGACAGCGCCGCCGGTTCACAGTGGCAACTGGCGTATCGGCACAATGCGCGTGGGCGCAATTCAGACAAGCAAACGCTAATGGCAATTCCGACTCTTCCGAACGTATCTAAGCAGTATGATCCGGAAAACGAAGCGCAGATGCGCGCCCAGATTACTCAGGCGCTCACTGCGGTATCGACTGCGGTCGCACCGTTCCCGCTGATTACTTCTATTGTACCATTCTTCAAGCCGGATAGTTCGGTGCAGATGACGGTCGTGGCGAATACGGCCAGCGCGTCGATTAAGGTTGCGGTTAGCACCAGCGCATTCCCTTCCGCCGCCGATGTTGAAGTGACAGTTGCAGCTAACGGGACTTCGGTAGTGTTCGATTTCCCCGGCCCGTATTCATTCGGGACTACGGTGTACATTTCGGCCTTTTCGTATTCTGGTCTGGGCGGCACTGGCGCGCGTAGTTCGCTATTCACCACTCAGATTACTCGCGCTACCGGATTTCCGGCGCTCGAAGTCGTCATTACCAATACGGCCACGACAAATCTTGTTGATTCATTCACAGTTACGATTGTCGATTCAACGGGCACACTCTCAGGCGCGGTTGCAGTTACGGTAAACGAAACCGGGCACGGTACCATTACCAACGATACGCTGAGTTTGCCGCTCGCAAACTTCAGTGCTACAATTGGTGTGACATATCACTTCCACGACACCAAGAATACCAACGGGTTCCTTGGCAACGACCAAGTTAGTTTCACTGCTACATTGGCGGGCGCTTCAACCGGGTATGGAGTGTGGTTCGCCGGAAGTGCTAACCAGACCTCGCTCTCAGTCATTATTCAGGCAGTTTCGACCGCCAACACTGACGCTACGTTCACGATGACGGTGGTAGACCCAACCGGACTTCTGAGTGGCACGGCGGCGGTTGCGCTCACACAACTCGGACTGATTGCACTTCAGAATGTAACGCTTGGCATTCCAGCCGCGAACTTTACTGCGACTCTCGGAACGCCGTACACGTTTGATGCCACTCTGAACGGTGCATTTCAGGGTGCGGGCAATGTAACGTTCACGGCAACCCGCTCGGATGCGCTCGAAGGCTTCGGGCAATGGTTCGCCCCAGCAGCAAGTCTTGGTGGGCTATATTTTGAGTTTTTGCAGACAGCCGTAACGCCTACAACCATGAGTTTTACTGCTACTCTATTGGACCCAACAGGACAACTCACCCTAGTTAACACCACGGTTTCTTGGCTCGGACTTACAAGTTTACACGACGATACACACTCTATCGCTGTGCCAAACACAGGACTGCTCACTGGTTATACAGTAGGTGTTCCGGTCACATATACCGCGACCGTTGGCGCTCCATTTCAGGGCGGCGGTTCAATCAAGTTTGTCTCGGCTGCTGATGCTACGCATGCTGCTGCTGTTGCAACTTGGGTTATTTCAGCGGCGGCGCTTGGGGCGCTGCATTTTGATTTAGAACAAGTAACAGCTACATCAAATACTGTTACTTTTTCAGTAACACTTCTCGACCCTACGATTCAACTAACTACAGAAACGGTATCTGTATCATGGAACGGAATAGGATCGCTATTTGATAATGATGCTTCGGTAAGTGTCCCGAGTAGTGGATATTCCTATACGGCTACTATTGGAAATACACGCTCGTTTACTGCCACACTTAGCGGACCTTTTTCTACCACGGGGGCAGTGAAGTTCGTATCTGGGGGCGATAGTACGCACGCTGCCGCAACTGCAACTTGGTTTGCTTCTAACGCCGAACTAGGAGTTTTGGCGTTTGAGTTTTCACAAATATCTAGTACAGCTACCACAGTAACGTTTACTGCGCAACTTCTCGACCCCACCTCTCAGCTAAGCACAATGGGGTGTACTGTTTCTTGGAATGGCCTAGATGCACTACACGACGACACACATTCGTCAAGTGTGGTTCCGACTGGATCAGCTATTACATTCACTTTTGGTATTCCCGTGCAGTTTACTGCAACTCTTAGCGATGCTTTTCAGGGTGGGGGTTTTGCCAAGTTTGTATCTGGTTCCGACGCTACACACTCGGCGGCATTTGGTACTTGGTATACCGCGCAGGCGGACCAGCAAGCGACCCCGACACTAGCTATTGTGATTGGTAATAATCAATCTTCTACCGATCAAACTGCTAAAGCGTCGATGGTGGTGAACACGCCCGATAACATAGCTAGTATAAAATGGCTTGCTAGTATAAGTTCGTATCCAACCCAAGCGGCTGTAGCGAGTGGCGGTACTTCCGTAACAGGTGGTTCACCGTTTTCTGTATCCGACCTCGGTGTGATTCTTAATTTGGGCGATACGGTATTCGTTACTATTATAACAATTGATACGCATGCCGTGGTCACGGGACTATTTTATCGTGAACAGGCTACGCGCGAAAGTCTTTCTGCTACTAAAACTGCAATTTACTCAGTAGGAAGTCTACTGCGGTTTAACAGCGTAGTGGCTAGTGGTGATACTGCGGTATATAGCCCAACAAACGACTATATACAATCAGTAGGAAGTGCTAGTCAGCCAACTATACCGGCTTACCAGATTTTCTTCACTGCTGATTTGGCCCTCCCAAAAGCAGCTACAATACTTACTCTTTCTGGTGACTTGTATCTCAACGGTTTTACCGCAAACGCCGCCAGTTCAGTACTATTATACGTTGCTGCACCGGGAACGGACATATTTGCCGCCGGGCCAGTTGCCTCGGTAACTGCTGCCAATACTGCTGCCTTTTCCGCCCCAAATGCCTCGCTAAGCACAAACACAACCGGCAACCGTATTATGGCGGGGATTTCTCTGATTGTTGGAATTAACATTAGTGGCGCGGACGATGCGCGCTTCCGTTCTTTCAGTATCACCTATCTACCGGCCAATACACAGGCGACTGTATAATGCGTCCACCGATTGCTCCCGAGACCCAGACCCTTCTGGATAAACTGACTCCCCCGGTCGGGCGCGAAAGCACCGCCCATACGGATACGCTGTATGCAATGATCGAACCGCTCCATACGGCGGTCGAGCATCTGGAAGACAAGTTGCGACAGATGAAGCGCGACCTTCGCGCCGCGGACCGCACCGAGAACGCCGAGTACGCGCACAGCTTCT